AACGGCAAATCAACAATGTTGCGGAGAGCATCAAGCAATACGGCTTTGTGCAGCCGATTGTGATTGACCGTGATGGAGTTATCGTCATTGGGCATTGCAGAGCGTTGGCTGCTCAGAAGCTGGGCATGGAAGAAGTGCCCTGTGTCTGCGTGGATGATCTGACACCGGAGCAGGTGAACGCCCTGCGGCTGGTGGATAATAAAAGCAACGAGAGCGACTGGGACTTTGACCTCCTGGCTGACGAGCTGCCTGGGCTGGATTTGTCGGCGTTTGATTTTGACTGGGATTTCCGAGATACCGACGAAACGGAACTTACTAACGAAGAACGTGAACAGGAATTTAGAGAACGAATGGAGCGCGGGGAACTTTCGGACGATGACGAAGAATATCAAGAGTTTCTGAAAAAGTTTGAAGCGAAGAAAACAACGGACGATTGCTACACGCCAGATAACATCTACGACGCAGTAAGAGATTGGGCGGCTGAGAAGTACGAAATTGGCAATGCCGCGATTGTGCGCCCGTTTTATCCGGGCGGAGATTATAAAAGCGAGAAATACCCTTCCGGGTGTGTTGTGATAGACAATCCACCTTTTTCCATTATTTCAGAAATCTGCGAGTGGTACACAAGCAAGAGAATCAACTTTTTTCTGTTTGCTCCGACGCTTACGCTCCTCGGAATTATGCGAGGCTCGGCAAACTATGTGGCGTGCGGGTGCGGAGTTGTGTATGAAAACGGCGCGTCTGTCAATACGTCGTTTGTTACCAACATGGGGGGCAATAAGATTGTCGCTGCTGCTGATTTAAGAGAAATACTGGATGACGAGAACAAAAAGAATCTCAAAAAGTTGCACAGAGAACTGCCGAAATACTCATATCCAGACGAGGTTTTGACAGCAACGATGCTGTGTTATATGGCAGCTCACGGCGTAAGCCTTGAAATTAGCGAAAGAGATGCACATTTTATCCGCGCACTTGACTCACAGAAAGCGTCGGGGAAAGGCTTGTTCGGCTCCGGCTTTTTGCTATCGGAAAAGGCTGCTGCGGAAAAGGCTGCTGCGGAAAAGGTCAACACGGATATTTGGAAGTTGTCGGAGCGGGAATGGGCAATCGTTCGAAGCTTGGGAAATGACGATAGATGAAGCACAGGCGATTATTGCCAAAACAGACAGCCCGTATTTGAAGCGGGACATGGAGAAGTTTATTAAACGCCAGCAGAGAAAGGAGGGCGCGTATGGCAAGGCCAAGAAAGGAAATAGACCAGAAGCAGTTCGAGAACCTCTGCGGCCTGCAATGCACGCTTGAGGAAATCTGCGGTTGGTTTGATGTGACTGATAAAACACTGGATGGTTGGTGTAAACGCACCTATCATGCCAGTTTCTCCGAGGTATTTAAGCAAAAGCGCGGTGCGGGGAAAATTTCACTGCGTCGGAGCCAGTGGCGATTGGCCAAAAAGAATGCTACAATGGCGATCTTCCTCGGCAAACAGTTTTTGGGGCAGCGCGACAGCGTGGACGTGGCGGTGACGGACGCGAAGGGCATTGCATTGGACGAGTTGGAGAAGATGGTGATGCAGAATGACGCGGATACAAGCGGCGGAACTGCTGATACATAATCCCATTGCGTTCGGCCATGCCGTTGGGTTTGATAAGCTGGGCGCGCTGCACAACGCATGGATACAGGATATGGTGCGCGGGCGTGAGGACAAAACCTTGCAGGCGCACCGTGGCAGCTATAAGACAACGTGCGTTTCGATTGCGCTGGCGGAGATCATCGTCCTTCTGCCGAATCTCAAAACGCTGTTTATGCGGAAAACGGATGCGGACGTGAAAGAGGTTGTGCGGCAGGTGCGGAATCTGCTGCTATCGCCATACATGGAGGCGCTGTGCGAGAAGATCCACGGGAAACCGTTGATCCTGACAACGGTATCCGCGACGGAGATTTCCACGAATCTGGCAGCGGACAACAAGGGCACGAGCCAGCTTGTGGCGTGTGGCGTGAACGGGTCATTGACCGGCAAGCATTTCGACCGCATATTCACGGACGATATTGTAAACGTGCAGGATCGCATTTCCCGCGCAGAGCGAGACCATACAAAAACGATCTATCAGGAGTTGCAGAACATCCGCAATCGTGGCGGGCGCATTTTTAACACCGGAACGCCCTGGCACAAGGAAGACGCGTTTTCCATGATGCCGAATATCGAAAAGTACGATTGCTATTCAACTGGGTTGATCTCCGGGGATGAGTTGCAAACCATTAAATCGTCTATGACGTCATCCCTGTTTGCAGCAAACTACGAGCTGCGGCACATTGCCAGTGATGATGTGATCTTTGACACGCCGCAAATGGGCGCGGAGCCTTGCCTTGCAGAGCAGGGCATTTGCCATATCGACGCGGCATACGGCGGCGATGACTACACGGCGTTTACGGTCGCCCGGAAGAAGGGAACGACATATTACCTCTATGGGCGGCTTTGGCACAAGCATGTGGACGATTGCATGGATGAGATCATCCGGCTTCGGAAGTCTTTCAATGCTGGGGTGATTTACTGCGAGACCAACGCCGACAAGGGCTATCTGGCAAAGGCGTTGCGCGCGAAGGGGGAACGGGCCGTTACCTATCACGAAAGCATGAACAAATCCCTTAAAATCACAAGCTATCTCAAGGCGGAATGGCGCAATGTGGTTTTTGTGGCCGGGACGGATGATGCGTATATCGACCAGATTTGCGATTACAACGAGAACGTGGAGCATGATGACGCGCCGGACAGCGCGGCCAGCATCGTAAAGCGGTTGTGGAACAAACGCGACAGCTCTGATTATGTTTCCATTCTGAGACAAGGGGTGAGCGGAGATTAAGACATATAATGACCTTGTGGCGGTGGGCGAGGACGAAAAGGCGCGGATGGAGTTTATCCGCAGCGCGATCAACGAGCACCGTGAATCCCACGCATATAAGACGGCGGCGGATGCTGAGGAATATTACAACGGGCTGAATCCGACAATCAACCGCTATGAAAAGATCATCTATGATATGCAGGGCCGCGCCCACGCGGATATGTGGACGGCAAACCACAAGCTGGCCAGCCGATTCTTCGGTCTGGCGGTGGATCAGGAGGTATCGTATCTTCTGGGCAACGGCGTGACCTTCGCGGAGAAGGAAACACCAAACAAGCTATGCCCGGACTTTGACCAGGAAGTCATGGATGCGGCGCGTGAGGCGAAAATCGCAGGCGTGTCTTTCGGCTTCTGGGATCTGACGCATTTGCGGGTGTTCTCCTTGCTTGAGTTTGTCCCTCTCTACGATGAGGAAGACGGTGCAATGAAAGCTGGTATCCGGTTCTGGCAGGTGGCACAGGATAAGCCGTTGAGAGCGACGCTGTATGAGATTGACGGCTTTACCGAGTATTTCCAGCCCAGCGGCGAAAATATGGACGTCATGCAGCCGAAGCGCAGTTATAAGCTGATCGAGCGCAAGGCCGAAGTTGGCGAAACCGAAATCTATGACGGTGGGAATTATCCGAGTTTCCCCATCGTGCCGCTGAAAAACAACAAGCGGTGCCTATCCGAGATTGTCGGCAAGCGCAATACCATTGACGCGCTGGATTTGGCGTCCTCCAACATGGTAAACAACGTGGACGAGGGCAATCTGATCTATTGGGTGATTTCCAATTGTGAGGGCATGACGGATCTGGACGATGCAAAGTTTGTTGAACGGCTGAAAACCACCCATGTAGCCCACGCCAACGGCGATGATGGCGCAAAGGTGGAAAGTAAGACCATCGAGGCTCCCTATGAGGGCACCAGCAGCACCATTGATATGCTCAAGAAAAAGCTGTACGAAGATTTCCAGTGCTTTGACGCGGCGGCGGTATCCGCAGGGAACCAGACGGCGACCGCGATCAAGGCCAGCTATGTGCCGTTGGATTTGAAGACGGACAAGTTTGAATCCGAGGTAACGCGGTTTATTGTTGAGATTCTGCGTTTGGCAGGCATTGAGGACCAGCCGAGTTACACGCGCAACCAGATTATCAACAAGAGCGAGGAAACACAGAACATCCTTCTGGGCGCGGCGTATTACGATGACGAATACATCACAAAGAAGCTGCTGACCATCAACGGCGACATTGACCAGTACGAGGACATGGCAAAGCGGAAGGCGGCAGAAGGACTTGACCGGAGCATTGAAGATCCGGACGCGCCGGGGGTGAGCGGCGATGGCGACCAGTGATCTTGGGCATCAACTGACCGACAAGGAACTTGCGAAGTTGGAACGGCGCATTGCGAAGCTGTACCGTGAGGCTGGGAAAGAGCTGCAAGCTACCATCGACGCGTATTTTGAGCAATTCAAAAAACGCGACGAGGAAATGAAAGCTCTGATCGGCACCGTGCAGAACGGTAAGGAATGGACAGAGGCCGACTATAAGCACTGGCGGCTGAACCAGATCGGGCGCGGAGAACGCTATCAAGCTATGCGGGACAAGGTGGCACACCGTGTCACCGATGCAAACGCCGTGGCGGTGTCTTACACCAATGACGCAACACCCGGTATTTACTCTCTCAACCGCAACTATGCGGCGTATACCATCGAGAGCGTGGCTGGGGACGTTGGCTTTGACCTGTGGGACGAGCAGACGGTAAAACGCCTGATCGTGGAGCAGCCTGGGTTGATGCCGTATTACCCGAAGGACAGGGCGCTGAAACGCGGCATCGATCTCGCGTATGGGAAAAAGCAAATTACGGCAAGCGTCACAAGCTCCATCTTGCAGGGGAAAAGCATCAAGCACATGGCGGACGACCTGCAAAAGCGCATTACCACTATGAGCCGCGATTCCGCCATCCGCACCGCCAGAACCGCCGTGACCGGCGCGCAGAACGCCGGACGCATGGATAGCTATGCGGCAGCGGAGAAGATGGGCATTAAGCTCAAGAAACAGTGGCTTGCGACGCTGGACAATCGCACGCGACACGCTCATGCCATGCTGGACGGTCAAACGGTGGGCATTGATAAGCCGTTCAAAGTCGATGGCTATGACATCATGTTCCCTGGTGATACTTCTGCACCCGGCTATCTCGTGTATAACTGTCGCTGCACGACGACTGCGGTAGTAGATGGCGTAGATACCTCATCGGCGCAGAGACGCGCCAGAAACGCCGCTACGGGCGAAACAGAGGTTATTTCTGACATGACCTATGCGGAGTGGGCGGGGTGGAAAAAAGACACAGCGCAAGTTGTAAATGCGGGAAAATCTGCTATAATTAAAGAAAAAACAGAGCCTGCGGAGTATAGGCAGTTTGACACGGGCGATGCGGCAAATGACTTTTTCTATTACGATGGGGAAGAAAGAGGACTGCTCGCAAAGAAAAGAAGCAAGCACGCACAATGGCAAAAATCTTTGTCAGAGGCCGAAGATTATGCTATTGGAGACTATACCGGCGGCGGTTACTACGACATAAACGCATATTTGCGAAAAACGGGTGATTGGGAGAACATCAATAGCGCATTTGTCGAACAGCAAATCAAAGGTTTGGATAGCGCTATAAGTAGATATGAGCTAAAAGAGAATATTCGCGTTCAGCGCGGTGTAATGAATGATGTTCTTGACAGGCTTGTAGAAGACAACGATGTGAAAGAGAGCTTGAGTGAGCTTGTAGGCAAAAAATTCCGAGAAAGCGCATATTCAAGCACAACTGTTGTTCAAGGAAATGGCGTTGCTACTGCAAAGCCGACGATATTTGACATTGAAATCCCGGCTGGCGTAGGACGCGGGGCGTATGTCAATCAGTTGGCTGGGCAATTCCAAGACACAGAATATGAGTTTTTGTTAAAACGCGGGGCAACATTTACAATCAAAGAAGTCCGCGAAGAAGAAATTATGGGAGAGTACCGCTATTACATAAAAATGGTGATGGACGATGGGTAATATTAGAGAATGGCGAGAAAGAATTAGAGCACAAGAAGAAAATAAACTGGGAGCAGTGTATGCCGCTTGCGAAAAGCAAGGATGTAGCCGCGATTTTGTAAAGGCATTTATCACAAGAGCGGAATTGTGGCCGATGAAACAAACGTTATCTTTCGTGGAATACAAGCGCCATGTGGAAGATTGGGAAATTCTTCTCAGAGTTTTAATTGAGCAAAATCCGATATCGGGAAAGCTCGATGAATGGGAAAGATGTTTAAAGGTACTGAAAAATGAACGTTGATATCCAAGACCACAGTGCGGAGGTTTCCGATGCGATCAAGGCGGCGCTGCTGCGCGGGCTTGAAAAGTGCGGGCTGGTGGCAGAGGGATATGCGAAAAAGCTGTGCCCCGTTGACACCGGCAATCTGCGAAACAGCATCACCCATGTGGTAGACGAAGGTGGTGATGCGGTTTACATAGGCACCAACAGCGAGTATGGGGCCTATGTGATACACAAGCGGAACTTGGCACAGGAAAGTATTATCCGGGTGGCAGGCCGAATCCTTGGGTATATCAAGATGCAAAGGGACAATTTCACCTTACGCATGGGCAACGTGCCCAACCATACCTAAAGCCATCTGCAGCGGACCATTTGAGCCAGTACAAACAAATCATAGAATCTGAGTTAAAACGTTGACTTTTCTGCCCGAATATGGTACAATATATTCGAGGTGGGAACGATGAAAAACAACAAAAACATCAAGGATTTAACTGGGCAGAGATTTGGCAGATTGGTTGTAGTCGGTCTGCATCCAACGGAAACGCGAAAAACCTATTGGGTCTGTCAGTGTGACTGTGGAAATGTGAAAATTGTTCGTTCTGATAGCCTGCAATGCGGCGCAATTCGCTCTTGTGGTTGCTTGAAAAAGGAACAGGATAAGAAAAACCTTATCTTGGGCGATGGGCGCAGGAAGTTTGCAGAGACCGGATTTAAGGTTGGGGGAACAAGGATTTACAACATCTGGCAAAACATGAAAGCAAGGTGTTATAATGAACATGATGCACGATACGACAGATACGGCGGACGTGGCATAAAGGTATGCGAGGAATGGCGTTCTGATTTTATTGCGTTCCATGATTGGGCCATGTCCCACGGATATCAGGATGATTTGACCATTGACCGCATTGACAACGATGGTGACTATTGCCCTGACAATTGCCGGTGGTCCACGGTTAAAGAACAGTGCAATAACCGGAGTACAAACGTCAATATCAAAATCGGGAACGCTACAAAGACCCTTACGGAGTGGTGTGAGATATTCCAACTCGACCCTATAAAGATACATTCTCGATACAAATTGCATGAGTTTATCAGCATAGATGATTTATTCAACCCGTAGGCAACTGGCACATGATCCACGGTAATAAACCGCAGCCGTTTCTGAAACCTGCTGCCGCCGATCATGCCGCACAGTATCGGGACATTTTGGAAAGCGAGCTAAAAAATGGATAACGAGACCATCAAGGCCATCGAGGCCATTATACGGCGCGGCAATGACGCGGAGATCCGGCGCAAGGGCGACGGGTATATCGTGTTAGAGGTAAAAAAGACAATCAAATATTCAACTTCCGCGTAATAGGGCGCGGAAAAGGGCAATAGGAGCCAGCTACCGAGTTTTTCTCGGTGGTTGGCTCTTTTGTTTTAGGTAAAACCCGCGAGGTACAGCGGTTTTTATACAACGTTCGCCCCCGAAGAATTGGGGCCAAGGAAAAGGAGAACGAATAACATGGCGAAATTTACGAGAGCGGAAATTAGAAATATTCTCGGCGAGGCTTGCACCGAAGAAATCGAGAATCGCTTGGTTGCGCTGCATCTGGGCGTGGTCGACCCCCTCAAGGACGATCTCACGAAGTACAAGGCGGACGCGGAGAAGCTGCCCGGCGTCCAGAAGGAATTGGACGACCTCAAGGCAGCGGGTGACGGCGGCTATAAGGAAAAGTACGAGAAGGAACACTCGGCCTTTGAAACTTACAAATCCGACGTCACGGCAAAGGAAAGCAAGGCGGCAAAGGAAAAGGCCGTGCGCGCTTACTTTGAGAGCAAAAACATCACCGGCGCGAATCTCGACCTTGCGATGCGCGGCTGCGGCGAGGAAATGGCCGCATTGGAGCTGGACGGCGACAAGATCAAGGACACCAAGGCCCTTGATGCGCTCGTAGACGGCACCTACAAGGGGCTGGTCTCCACCACGCAGACAAAGGGCGCGAATCCCGCCAATCCCCCGGCAAACACCGGCGGCGCAAAGACACGCGAGGACATCTACAAGAAGGACGATAAGGGCCGCTATGTGATGTCTACGGCGGAGCGCCAGAAAGCACTTGCCGATCTGATGGCAAGCGAAAACAACTGATTTTTTGAAAGGAGCTATTTATGGCTGCGAAAACTAACGTAACAACTTCTGCCCAGTTTACCACTTCCGCCCGTGAGGTGGATTTCGTGTCCCGCTTTGCTGATAACTGGGACGCACTGCGCAACATCATGGGCATTATGCGTCCCATCCGCAAGGCCCCCGGCACGAAGCTGGTTTCCTACAAGGCCAGCGTGGACGGCGGTCTCAAGGGCGGCACTGTGGCTGAGGGAGACGAGATCCCCTTCACCAAGATGAAGGTGGAGCCTGTTGCCTACGGCGACATCGACATTTCCAAGTATGCCAAGAGCGTGACGATCGAGAGCGTGGCAAAGTACGGCGCTGACGTTGCCGTGGAGAAGACCGATGAGGCTTTCCTCGTGGCCCTGCAGAACAAGGTCCTGACCGACTTCTACACCTTCCTCGGTACCGGCACTTTGAAGGTGACCGAGAAGACGTGGCAGCGCGCTCTGGCTATGGCTAAGGGCAAGGTGCTGGACAAGTTTGCCGGTCTGGATAAGGACGTGACCGAGGTGGTGGGCTTCGCCAACATCATTGACGCTTATGATTACCTGGGCGACAAGGAGATCACCGTTCAGACCATGTTCGGCATCAACTACGTGGAGAACTTCATGGGCTACCGCACTCTGTTCCTACTGCCTGAAAAGTACATCGCCTCCAAGAAGGTGATTGCTCTGCCCGTGGAAAACATCGACCTGTACTATGTGGACCCCAGCGACAGCGACTTTGCCAAGCTGGGCCTGAACTACACCGTGAAGGGCGAAACAAACCTGATCGGCGTTCACGTCGACGGCGATTACAGCCGCGCCACCGGCGATATGTACGCCATCATGGGCATGAAGCTGTGGGCTGAGTATCTGGACGGCATTGCCGTGGCTACCGTTGCTGCGGCTGCTGCGGGTTAAATAAGGGGGCAGCGTGATGCTTGAACAGGTCTTACGGCACTTGAACAACTGGTTCCTTGTGGACATTCACGAGGGCACGTTCACCGTGGAGAATGGCAGCATTGCGCTGCCCTTTCTCCAAACCAATCAATATTTCCGCATCTGTAGCTCCGTGTTCAACGATGGCCTGCACCTGTATCCGGCGGTTGACCTGACGGACGAAACCTTTACCGGGACGGTGTGGGCGCTGGCGGTGCCAAAGGCTGTGGTTGCGCTTGCCGAAGATATCGCCGCGTGGGAAGAAAAGAACGGCGAAGCCGCTGCAAACCCGTATCAAAGCGAGAGCTTCGGGGGCTATTCTTACACCAAACGCAGCGCGGGAAGCGACGGCAGCGCGTTAAACGGCTGGCAGGGTGCTTTTAAAGGCCAATTGAATGATTGGCGGAAACTCAAGGGGGTGGAGCCGTAATGCTGTTGGATGCGTTTGGTAAAAAGTGTGTGCTGATTGAAAAGAAACGCACGGGCGACGGCGCTGGCGGCTACATCACGGAATGGGTTGACGGCGCTGAGTTTCTCAACTATCAGGCGCTTGACACATCCATGGAGGCCCGGAGGGCGGAACAGGAGGGCGTGACCTCGGTGTATTCCGCGCTGGTCAACCGGGCCGTGCCCATTGAGTACAACGATTATTTTCGGGATGGGGAAACGGGGCTGACTTATCGGGTGACGTCAAACCCGGAGGAAAAGGCGGCTCCGAAATCTGCTGGACCGGCAATCCGTGCGCTTAAATTCTTCACTGCGGAGCGAAAGGAGCTGCCGAAATGACAAAGGACAAGGCGCTCCATGCGTGGATTTCTCAATTCCTCCCGGCATACCCAACATCCAATGTGCCGGAGGACGCGACCTTCCCGTGGCTGACCTATGAGCTTATCACCGGGTCATGGGAGAGCGGCGAAATCGCTCTGACGGTAAACCTCTGGTATTACACGGAAAGCGAGGCAATCCCCAACGCCAAGGCACAGGAAATCTCTGACGCCATCGGCATGGGCGGCGCGTTCGTCCCCTATGACGGAGGCGCGATGTGGATCAAGCGCGGATCCCCGTGGTGCCAGAACATCGCGGACGAAAGCGATAAGAACATCAAGCGGCGGTATCTCAACATCACGGTGGAATATCTGTCGCAAAACTGATGAAAGGACGAAACTATGAAATTCACAAAAATTCCTTCCGACGCATTTCAGAAATTGCAGATCAACGCCGGTATTCTGACCACCGATTTTACCCCGGCCACCGGAACCATCGGAGAGGCGGGACAGATCGGCGCGACTACCGGCGGCGTGAATTTTACCGCAACGCCGACCTATTCGGACTTTGGCGAGGACATTGACAACTGCCCGAAGAACATGAAGGAGCTGAAACGGCTGGATTCTTGGGAGGCAAAGATGACGGGTACGTTTATCAACGCAGACACTAAGATCGCAAAGAGCCTTTGCGGTGCTGCCGACGTGGGAACCAGCGATGGGAAGGTCACACCTCGGAACGATCTGTCGGACGCTGACTTTGCCGACATCTGGCTGGTAGGCGACTACTCTGACAAGAACGGCGATAAAAATGGCGGCTTTATCGCCATCCACCTGATGAATGCACTGTCCACCGGCGGCTTCCAGCTGCAGACCAGCGACAAGGCAAAGGGGCAGTTTGCATTTGAGTATACCGCCCACTACTCCATGGCGGCACAGGACACGGTTCCCTTTGAGATCTACATTAAGGCCGGTACGGCGGAGGGATGATATGAAACTTTCCGACATTCATGGCGAGCGGGTGTTTGACGTCATTGCAGACATCATTGACCCCATTGCCAACATCGCAGAGGACGAAAAGGCATCCGCCATGTTTCGGCGTGAAAAGATCCCCGAGGGAATGACGGTGAAGGAGTTTGCAATGCAGCGGACGCGTAAAGCGCTCCCTGCACTGCTCAAGGGCCACAAGGGCGACATCATCGCTATCCTTGCCTCTATTGAGGGCGTGAGCGCTGAGAGCTACAAGGGCGCGCTGAACCTCGTCAAGCTGATGCGAGACGCGACGGATCTTTTGTCCGATGATGCGTTTACCGCACTTTTTATCTCGGCGCAGAGCGAGAACTCCTCTGGCTCTGCGCGGGAGAATACCGAGGGGCAAAAAGTGTAAAGGCGTTTGCGGGGTACTGTGCGGCGCGTTTTGTTGAACGGGCAAGGGCAGAGGCGTACCGCATTTATGTGACGGACGCGCTGCGGTTCGTTGCGGAAAACACGGCGCGATACGCAGGCGGGAGCTACATCAAGGCGAGGTACTCCGACATGATTGAGCCGAAGAAGCAGGACAACAGGACATGTGAAGAGATCACCGCCGATGTGGTCGCGCGGGGCGGGCTGACGATAAAAAAAGCCGCCCCTGACGGGGCGGCGGATGGATAGGCGTTATTTAAGGACGTATTCCGAGATCATGCGGCCAATCTTCCCGATGTCGGTATCGCCTTTGAACTCAAATTTGGCGGTAAAGCCATTGGAGAACGTCAGGACAAGCTCGCTGTCGGGGATCAGCTCAACAAGGCCGGGTGTCTGGATAGCAAAGAACTGCACCTTGGAAAAGGGCATGGAGCTGAACGATTTCCGTTTTCCTGTGATGCCCTGCACGTCAACGGAAATGATGCGCTTGTTGGTGAAGATAAGCTGGTCGCAGATCGTTTTAAACGCGCAGGCAATCTCTTCGCCCGCGATTAAAAGACCGTTGACCTCGTCGCGGACTTCGGCAATGGAAATAGGCTTTAAGTCAAATGCGGAATCTTTATTGAAATTGATCATGGCTAAATCCTCCTTCAATGAAAGTATACGCCTTATTTATCGAAATGTCACGGGCGTTTTCTTGAAAATCACCAAGAAAGTGTGGTGAAATCGTGAATTTATTAGACCTATTTGTAAAAATCAGCGTTGACACGAGTGAAGTAGATAAAAGCCTTGGGGATACCAAAGAAAAAGCGTTGAGCTTTGGCGATGTGCTGAAAGCGAATATTGCAGGGCAAGCCATTGTTGCTGGCGTGAAAGCTGTTGCAGGTGCGGTAAAAAACATTGGCGAAGCAGCGATCCAAAGCTACGGTGAGTATGAGCAGCTGGTCGGCGGCGTGGAAACGCTTTTCAAGTCCTCTGCCGATACCGTGATGCAGTACGCCGAGAACGCATACAAGACGGCGGGCATGAGCGCTAACGAGTACATGACTACAGTGACGGCGTTTTCCGCGTCGCTGCTGCAATCGATGGGCGGCGACACGGACGCGGCAGCGGAAAAGGCGAATCTGGCCATTACCGACATGTCGGACAACGCAAATAAGATGGGTTCGAGCATGGAATCTATTCAGAACGCCTATCAGGGCTTCGCCAAGCAGAACTACACCATGCTTGATAACCTGAAGCTGGGCTATGGCGGCACAAAAGAAGAAATGCAGCGGTTGATCGACGATGCCAACGCCTTAAATGCCGCCCAGGGGAACTACACCAATTACACCATTGACAGCTATGCGGACATCGTAGACGCCATCCACACGGTCCAGACAGAAATGGGCATCACGGGCACAACGCAGCTGGAAGCCAGCACGACGATTCAAGGATCTATCGCGTCGATGAAAGCGGCGTATGAAAACTTTATCACGGGTCTCGGTGACGAAAACGCCGATATGGCGGAGCTGACTACGGAGCTGTTGGACAGTGCTGTGACCGTGGCGGAAAACATTTTGCCGGTCGTGGAGCGAGTTCTGGAAAACATCGGTGTTGCGGTGCAGGAAAAGGGACCGGAGATGATTGAAAAATTTGTCTCCTATGCCATAGACAAGCTGCCGGACATAATCAAGCTGGGCATACAGATGGTTATTGCGCTGGTAAAGGGGTTGGCACAAAACTTCCCCCAGCTTGTGACGGGCGTTTTGGATATGGTGGCAACGATCATTGACACGTTGGTTGATTCTATCCCAGACATTATCGAAATCGGAAAAGATATCGTGCGAGGCGTTTGGGAGGGCATTAAGGCAATGGGAAGCTGGATCAAGGATAAGGTGACCGGGTTCTTTGGCGGAATTGTGGATGGAGTGAAGGGCGTTCTTGGTATTCACTCCCCATCACTCGTATTCGCTGGGATCGGCGAGAACATGGCGCTGGGTCTTGGAGAGGGCTGGGATGACGAATACGGCAATATCAAGCGAGGCATTACCTCTGGGCTGGACTTCGGTACGGCGTCGGTAGGCTTTGCGGATTCCGGCATTGGCATTTCCAGCGCGGCTATTGTAAATGGGCTGGGCGAAGGGAAGCAATCCGGCGGATCATTTACGTTTAATCTGATGTTCCCTGACATGACCAAATTTGCATCCTATGTGTTTGACCCGCTGACCGGCTATGCGCAGGCAAACGGTACGCCAATTCTGAACCCCATTGCATGAGGTGAAACATGACGGAATTGATTTTAGACGCCAACGGCATGGCGGTGGTGTTGCCGGAGAGCCGGGATGGCGGATACAATGTGCAAAATATCCCTCTGTCGGTTGACGTACAGATGATCTCTGGGCGAACGGCACGGGAACTGCGAGGGAATGTGTGGCAGGTGTCCTATCAATACGGATATTTTGATGCGGAAATGAAAAACAAGGTGATCGCGGCCTGTGAGAAGGGAACACGGGAACCGATTATCTGCGGTTTTTTGCCACAGGAATCCGATGGGGCGCTGCAATACTCCAGCTTTATCGTAACGTCTTTTACCCGGCCTAAGTTTATGTGGTCGCGGCGAAGCGGACGTGGAGAGGAGACCAAGGAGACCCCGCTGTGGGCAGACTTTACCGTGGAATTGCGGGAGGTGACGCCGCATGATTAAAAGCGGGCAGGCGTATCATGCGGCAATCACAGGAGACGCGCGGCGGGTGCTGCTGCGGGCGGTCATTGACATTATTTCCCCGGACATCGTGTTCGGTGCCGGGGAGACCTCCGGGCAGATTCTGTGGAGCAAGCCGGAGCAACTCCACGATAAGGTTTTTGGCAATCCCACCAAGTACGCAACGTTAGAGCGTGACCGGTGGGCGCTGGATGGGACGTGGGACCTTCTCCCGGACGATCCTACTCAGACGGCGGGCCAGATGGGTTACATTGGCAACGTGCTGTCCGGCGCGGACGGGACGTTTTCCACGCCGCCTTGGGTGGAGCTGCAATTCTCCGGCGTGTCTGTCTTGCAGGCGTGCTCCGTGTATTTCCCGGGCAATGACTATGACGGGCTTCCGGAGGATTTCACGGTGGAGGTCAAGCAGGGCGGTACGGCATACCACACGCGGACGTACACCGGCAACACGGCATCCTCCGTATCGCTGGAGGGCTTCACGGTCAACAACCCAGACGCCATCCGGGTGACGGTGACCAAGTGGTCGCGGCCCAGCAGGCGGATGCGGGTGGTGGAGATCGTACCCGGCGTGTATGAGGGCTGGGACGGCGGGATGATTGCGGAGTTTAACGTGAAGCAGCAGGGCAACATCGCGGCCACGGCGCTGCCGTATGGCACGTGCACCCTCAAGATCGACAACCTCTCCCGGCGGTTTGAGCCGCGCAGCAAAAACGGCATTTTCCAGTCCATCGAGGAGCGGCAGGGGATTGACGTCTCTCTGGGCGTTCGGCTGGCGGACGGCACGGACGAGTACAAGCGGTTGGGGATCTTCTACCAGTACTCCGGCGGCTGGAAAACCGGCGACAACGGCCTGACGATGCAGTGGAATCTGGTGGACATTATCGGCCTGCTGGCAAACCGGGAATTTCTGGCACCTGCCACGCTTCCCACTACGCTGGGCGGGTGGATCGGCGCTCTGGCGGCGCAGTTGGGCGTCAACTTCCAGGACCGCTGGCACGTGGACCCCAACTACACGGCGCTGCCGGTAACGGTGCGGACGGCAGAGGATGTGCAGGGGAAAAAGTGCGGGGACGTCCTCCGCTGGGTGTGCCAGGCCACGGGCACATGGCCCCGGGCGGACACCTCCACCGGAGACCTGACCGCCGAGCCGCTGTGGAGCGAGGGGAACCGGGTCACGTTGGACAACCTCAACAGCTACCCAACCATGAAGGCCAACGGGGACGTGGCGGCGCTGATCTTCACCCTCAACGATGGGGCGGGCACAAAATACATCGTATCTGGCAACGCCACATCGTCCAGCGAGACGGTGAGCATCGACAACCCGTTTATCAAGACGCAGGCGCAGGCGCTGGCGGCGGCGCGGCTGATCCTTTCCACCTACGGCGGCAACGTGCTGGATCTGACGGGGCGGGGCGATCCGTCCTCCGAGATCGGGGACGTGGAGACGGTGTGGCTGGACGAGAGCCAGGCCACCACGGCAAGGCTGACCATGCAGACGTTCCAGTTTTCCAATGGCGTTATGCAGGGCTGCCAGAGCCAGCTGCTACAGGCGGACGGCAGCTTTCTGTATCAGGGCCGGGAGGTCATCACTACCCCCCGCACATGGAAGGCCCCGGCGGGGAAGAGATCTCTGCGGGTCATCGTTGTGGGAAAAGGCGGAAACGGCACCAAGGGTGCGGACGGCAATTTTGAAAACGCCGGTGCGGATGGCGTGGACGGCTTGGGCGGCCGTGTATGGGCCGGAACCATCAACATCAACGAAGGGCAGGCGTTCCCGGTGACCTTCGGCGAGGACACCACATTCGGCGCGTACTCCTCCGCCAACGGCAAGCGCTACGATAACGGCTACACGGACGTGGCCAGCGGCGACAGCTTCGCCCGGACGGGCGTGGCAAAGCCGGTGCCGGGAACCGGGGACGGCGGAGCCGGCGGCAAGGGCGGCACGAAGGGGCAGGGACACTACGAAACCTCGTACAACTCCCAGGGAAACCCCAACGGGACGTACTGGGCCGTTGATGTGCCCCCGGGAAAAGGCACAAGCGGCGCCCTGGGTGTGCTGGGCTGCGTAGTGGTCTACTGGGATAAGGAGGGCACATGAGTGATTACACAATACTCCTCCCTAAAATCACATCAGTGAGCTTTGCGCCAAACCCCGTTGACATCAACGCAAAAACAAAGCTGACGGTCACGGTTACAGAGGAAACCATTGTTTTAGAGCCGGAGATCTGGTATTCCGGCGAGATCTACGCCGGGGAGGTTTAACATGGCGATCAAAACAGTACAGGCAATTATCAACGGCCAAACGTACACCCTAACCCTCAACAGCGGGACGGGGAAGTACGAGGCCACCATCACAGCGCCGGGAAAAACGTCCTTCAACCAGCCCGGCGGCTACTACAACGTACAGGTCAAGGCCACCAACGAGGCCGGGACAGTCGGCACGGCGGATGCTTCCACCATGGCGGGGCTGAAGCTGGTGGTAAAAGAGCGGGTGGCTCCCGTCATCACCATCATCTCGCCGTCTACCGGCGCATACGTCAGCAACAGCAAGCAGCCGGTGGTCTTTACCATCGTGGACGAGGCGGACGGCTCCGGGGTGGATCTGTCCACGCTGGTGGTTAAGCAGGACGGGACGGCGGTGGCGTCCTCTGCCATCACCTCCACGGTCATCGCCAACGGCTACCAGGTGACGTACACCCCGGTCACGGCCCTCACGGACGGCAGCCACACCGTCACGGTGGACTGCAAGGATCATGACGGCAACGCGGCGGCGCAGAAGACCACCACCTACAAGGTGGACACCGTCCCGCCCACGCTGAACATCACGGCTCCTGTGGCGGGCCTCATCACGGCATCCCCGGCACAGACGGTGGCGGGCACCACCAATGACGCCACCAGCAGCCCCGTGACCATCAGCATTACTCTCAACGGCGTGGATCAGGGCGCGGTAACGGTGGCCTCCAACGGCAGCTTTACCAAGGCCGTGACGCTGCGAGAGGGCAGCAACACCATTGTGGTGACGGCCACGGACGTGGCGGGCCAGAAGACCACGGTCTCCCGGACGGTGACACTGGACACCTCCGTGCCGGTGATTAAGTCGGCCACCATCACGCCAAACCCGGTTGACGCGGGTAAATCGATGGTGATCGCGGTGGAGATCGTATGAGTACGCAGGTTTTAAGCGTCGCACTGCCCTCTGAGATCATCTATGTGACGGGCACCGTCAACGGGACGGCCTACACATGGACGCTGATCGAGGGGGCGTGGACAGCTACGGTGGACCGGGCGGCGGATGACACCTATCACGTCGCCCTCACCGCCGTCAACGCGGCGGGGACAAGTACCAACTTTGAGCTAACGCTCTATTACGGTCTGCTGACTCTTATCACAGATCGGACGGCGATGGACGTGGCGCAGAAGACCGCGAAGGGCTTTTACAACGCCACCGACCTCAACCGGGTGGGCGCGGCGGTTGAGTATGTGGCAGGGCGGTTTCAGGCGCTGGGCTACGATTGCCCGGTGCGAGTTAAAAAGGACTGGTCCGAATCGGACACGCCCACGGCTGGCCAGATGGAGACGTACCGACAGAACATTGCCACCCTGCGGCGGCAAATTGCAGTGATGCAGTCTACGCCGGAAACGCCGGAGGCGATCCGGCAGCTGAATTACATCCGGGCTAATAACATTGAGCAGATTCTGGTTGATCTGGACCGGCTGGTCACGAACATCCAAAAATCGTGGTACTTCTCCGGCGAGCTGTTTGCCGGGGAGATCTGAAAGGAGAATGATATGCAAGATAGAGTCCCCCTCTATCCCGGGCGGGTGAAAATGACACCGGTGGCCGGGCAGGAAAACATCTTTGACATGGTGCGGGCAGATGAACCTACGCAGGAGGGCACGCCGCTGAATAAGGCAACGCTTCTGAAAGATGCAACAGCGGCGATTTTGGGATTGCCCAATACGGCAGTTCCGGATGACGCGTTTCTGGCGCTTGCATTGCCTGCCGGAAAGTATGCGATTTCCGTAACGGTGAAATCCCCCGGAGGGCGGCCCATGTCCGGCATTTCGCTTTCCGGCATTGTAACCGCTGCGGGAAGCGCTGTTGTTACCGATGAAAACGGTGCAGGCTTCGGCTTTTCCACAAGCTCCCCGACAACAATCACTGCCGATATATCCGCTTTTCTGGATTTAACAGGCACCGCCAGCGTAACGCTGACGCCGAAAGAAAAGATCGTCAACGAAGCAGAAATTGTTTGTAAACGCGGTTCCGCAACGAAAGCAACGTTTTCCGCAAGTAAAACAGTGAAGTTCTCTCCCGACGTTTCGGAGTATGATGCCTCCGCCATCGGCGGCGGGGGAAACGGGAAACCTGGTACCGGATCTCAGAAACGTGGTACGTATTCTGCCGCAGGCGGAGATGGCGGACAAGCAGGTGGCGTTTTAAACTTGGGAAAACAACCGTACACCTATCCGGATGCTATTTCGTTGGTTGTCGGAGCGGTTGGAGGCGTTTCCAAGATTGGGGAAGCCTCTACCCCTGCTGGTGCCCCCGGAGGAAAAGGCGCAACATATACGTATAGTTCCCAAATTGATAATCCTATTGCCGCAACGCCCGGCAGCGACACATCCGGTTTTTTGTACCCACCGACACAAGTGGGCGGATCTGGCGGCGGCGGAGGCGCGTATATCACAGAAGGTGGCAATCCGGTAAGTCCCGCAGCTGGCGGTTTACCCGGCGGCGGGCACGGCGAGGAATTGGGTATGCCGTATAAAACGGACGGAACGAAGCCGGGCGCCGGTGGCGGAGGCGCACAGGCAACTTTGTCTGGTGAGGCCGGCAACCTATCCCCCGGTACAGCAGGGAAAGGCGTTGCCGGACTAGTCGGCATTATGTGGAGGTATAAATGATGAATTTCTGTGTTGTGAATCCTGACGGCATCATTGAGAACGTCATCGTGTGCGAGGATGAAGCCACAGCGAAAGAGTTCGGAGCGGTTCCCGGATACGAAGACGCCCGGATTGGAGATATCTACATCGCACCGCCTCCGCAGCCTACTGCAATGGATCGGCTGGAAGCGCAGGTGACCTATACAGCCATGATGACGGACACGCTGATGGAGGGCTGATGCGATGAAGGAGAAAATTAAACTCTGGTACGGGCAGGGGCTGTGGAGCGCGGAGATGGTCCGAAACGCCGTGAAAAAGAACGTTTTGACCGAGGATGAAGCGGCGGAGATCTTGGGCTTGCACGAAAGCAAGTCGGATTTTAACCTGCACGAAACCAAGTCGGAACTACCCTAAAAACTGCAACTTTTTTAAGGGGGTGTAGAATGGAAATTCTACAAATTGTATTAACTGCCGCCACCGGCTCCGGTGTGACCGCCATCATCCTCGCGATCCTTCAGCGGAAGTGGGCAAAAGATGACAAGCGGGACGCCATCGTGGACGCGCTGAAGGTGCTGCTGATCGACCGGGTGCGCTATCTGGGCCAGCATTACATTGCAGACGGCAGCGTCAGCTTGTCGGACAGGGAAACGCTGGACGAGATGCATCAAGCGTATAAATCCCTTGGCGGCAACGGACACCTGAAAATCATCATGGCCGAGGTCGGCGAGCTGCCGATCCGAAAAGAGTGAAAGGAGAACGCTATGGAAAACATCAAGAAACGGCTGGGCAATCTGCTTGCGGTGAAGTCTCTGGTGACCATCACCCTGACGGTGGTGTTCGCGGTGCTGGCGCTGCGTGGGGATATTACCGGGACGGAGTTTTTGACCATCTTCACCACGGTCATCGCATTTTACTTCGGCACCCAGCGGGTCAACGAAGACAAAAACAGTTAAAACCGGTTGAAAAATCAACCGTAAATTTGAAAGGGGACATATTATGAACAAGATCTACGAGAACATCATCACCGTGGGCAAGCAGAACGGCAAGCCCATCGAGGCCATCAACGCCGAGCTGAAAAATGCCGGAGCAAACTTCCACCTGAATCCCGACGGCGGCGTGTCCGGTTGGACGGAGCAGGAGATGAAGGAAGGCTTCATCCCGGCTGAGGATGACGGGAAGGACGGCATCTACAAGATCGCCAGCGACGG